TTCCTTTCAAAGCAGCTTTCATCACGGCTACATCGTAACCCTGCATACGGCGGACCAATAAATCAGGAACGCCGGTCCTTACAATCTCCAACCAACTCCAAGACATGACCTCACGGTCATACAAGGAGAAGGTAGAAGAGAGAAAGACCTCAAAAGAGACTTCTAGAGCGCCAGCAACGTCACCTTTATAAGGGCGAACGAAGCGGACTTCTAGAGGAATGAGACTCTCGAGGAATTCGAGATGCTCATAAAAGAAGGTTGCAGTAACCTCCTTAGCTCTAATGAGATTGCAGAACTTGATAATGTTCTCAACTGAATCGAGAGCATAATCAAGCGTGATGGGACGTACGTCCTTACCTTCAAACCAATCTGCACCACAAGACTCCCGGAATGGTCCCGTAAGAAAGGACTTACCCGGGTTGGCCCTGAAACCGCAAACTTTTAGAATTTCTAAGAGTTTAACGGCAGCGGATTGTCGTATGATTATGTCATCACCATACACAGAAAAATCGTGTATTAATGATAACTCATCATAAACGGCCGCACAGAGCGACGCAAATAAAAGCGTCTCAAGTGGAAAGCAGAAGCCGTTACCCATCGAAACAAACTTGTGATAGGTAAATTCCTTACCTAAAAGCAAGTAATTCCGACTCCGAGTCTGATTCAAAAGATCGAACCAGTCGGGGGGTAACATGTAGCGACAAAACTCAAGACTAACGCTATCACTAGCGGAGCTTAAGTCGATCGTTACATATGGGTCTATCTGATTCGGAAGAGAGCCCTCACGGGCTAACCTCTGATTAACAGATTGATCGGACAAATCGATACCGACTCTCTTAAGGCGTTTCCGCATTAAAAGGTCGATACCTTTCTGTACGAACCCATTGAGTAACGGCTCGACGGCTATGGTCCTTTCGACCCTAGCAGTCTTGGGCACAAACGCTATTTTGTTGTAGTTCACGAAGCGGACTCTCTTACTGAAACCTTCATAGAAGGCTTCATTATCAAGAGAAAAGAACCTCGCATCATGAGGCTTCAAAAGAAGCTCCATAATGTGTTGGTCCTTGATCATTGCTGATCTCGCTAAGTGAAAGGCACCAGGCGACACGGACCACCACGGAGAGAGTAACTTCCTCGCCGAGTTGGTGGCATTCCCGTGGATACCCACAGAGGCACCAGGTCCCCAGCTGCAATGATCGTACATATCCTCAAGGCTAATAGATTGCCCAAGGGTATGTCCGACCCAACGTGACGCTCTAACGAGAGTCGCGTTGTAAGGATTGCGCCTTTTAAACGCACGGAAGCGTGCATTTATGCGTTTGCATAAATGCTCGGAATGAAGAAACTTCCGAATAGCCTCTTCACGAGCCTCTGTTGATAAGACAGAGCTAGGAAAAGGATATTTCCTTATTACTGCAGCTACTTGACTCGCGGCAAAATGCTCCGCCGCCGTTGAGTACGTCTGTTCAACGACCGAGTCAGTGAAAACGACTAAGGAGGAGAAGTCCTTTGCACGAAGAAATCCGTGTAATTTACGACTCCAATCATAGTCCATGGACCTCAACAACTTATCGAGCAAAAGCCGGTAATTACTCCAGCTTTCACTCTTCAGGTTGTTGTCAGCTGAACACAGCTTCAACAACATTCTGGATTTCATCACGATCTCCAAGTGTTGAGTCGCTAAAGAGTTTGATTTCGATAGCAACTTTTGATGACTAGCCGATTCTCCCAAATGGGAGGTCAGCGACGCACGAACAGAAACCGAAGCACGACGCCTAGGAATTCAGCAATAAGCTGAATCCTAGTAGTTGATTTTCTGGTTTTTGACATGCGTTTTGAAGTCCGCTCCGGATAGGAGCGCCCCCATGTCATCAAGAAGCGTGTCGACGTTCGCCCCTGACGAGCCGACGGGTACACTAACCGAGATCTCGATGATCGCATCCCCAGTAGGGGTGAGAGCACCGGTCAAGGTAAGTGTCCGCGAAAGCTTGGCAGACGTACGACCGACGCCGCTGAAGGCCGCATTGGGTTTCGGCTGCGTCCTCTTCAGAAGGAGATCATCCTTCACGGAGAGGGTGTGGGCCGGTCCATTGTAGCCAACGGCATTGCTGCCGAATTGATCAGCGTTGAAGGTCTTGGTGTTGAAAGTCAACGACATCGGGTAAACTCCCTAAGTAACAAATTCCAGGTAAGCAAAATGCCTACCTAGGGTTTCGTCAAACTTAAGACTGAAAGACGCTTTTCCCGCATTACCACGGGCACTGTTTTGATAACAACCAAAGCACGGTTACTAATGGGGTCATAACTCCCAACGTAAACAAGCCGAGGAAGTACCAGAACAGCGTTTGTGCGCCTTCGCTCCAAGCGTTCAGCTTAAAAGTAAGACGAGCCGAATGCCCCCTACCGAACCGCGTAGTGGTATTAAATGAAAAAGGCATAATGCCTCCAAAATTTAACTCCACCCCGGGATTAGGGAAGAGGAAGACGGGATAGCGAGTTTTATCTCACTATCTGCTTCAACTGCTGGACTATTAAACCAGCAGTATCAGCTAAACGTGTCAGTTTGTCGAAGCGAAAATCGCTTTTGACTCCTAACACAGGGCTCCTAAGCCCTACAACCCTTACCTTGGTTTTATTTCTCTCGAAATAAACACCAGTTGGGGATTGCTCGAGTGTGTAACCTGACCAGACGGAAGCTCCAGTGACGTAGTAGGTCGATTGAATGACCTGCTCCACAGTGTAGCAACCGCCTTTAGGGTCCACACCCACCCTAGGTGTGCTAGCGTTAACAAAATCATTAACGTTAACAAACCAATCAACAACGAATGAGAATGGGATTAACTCCCAAACCGTCTTTGGAATCTGATCAAGGGTTAAACCGAGATCAGTTTGCATTGACGCCACATATTCTGTGACGGTCATCGCTCGGACTCTTACTGAGTGCGAACGTTGCTCCTCAAAGATAGTGGTCAAAACACCAAAGTTGCTGGTTAAGCTTCGAGTGGAATTGCGTTCAATACCCCCGCTTGCGCGGGAAGTACGGCGCACAAGACCCCTCTTAGACTTAAGGGATTTCATCACAGCCTGTATATCGTTAACAAGAGGTAAAATCCCGTAACGATACTTAAGCCATTCAGAGGCAGGAACAGCTAGTAAATCTGCACCGCTGCGCGTAAGCTTGCCGGACTTCTTACCCTTATTGAAGGATGTTAATGCCTTCGTTAAGGAGTAGATGCCCTCAAGCGGCTTACGGATCAGGTCAAAAGTTTTGTTGAGCTGAACAAGTGATTCAAGACCACTTGTATCACCTCCACGGACGTTTGCCTGCGCTTTGGTACAGACCTCTGAAACCAAAGAGTCGATCTCGGCTTGGGTAATAATGGCGCTAGTAGGAGAAGATACAATCCCTCCACTAGTACCAAGAACACCCGCCAGGAGCACTGCGAGGGTACTCTCGTTGGAGCGATAAGTTCTCCAAGCGAGGTTACCAACGTAGGGAGCCGGGCAGCCAGCCTCCGTACCCTTAATCGTGTAGCCACTGCCGGTCGTGAATATTTCACGTTCCGACATTTGCATAGGGTTAAATATTAAATCACCCTTACGCGATCTTCGGGAGAAGGAAGGAGTAACCACGTCCGTAAAGGACTTTACTTTGCCAACCTTAAATGCAGGAGTAGAGTAGTCGACAACCCAGGACGTAGTAGTTCCGTCGCAGAGTTTGTCAGAATACTGCTCCTCCATATTCGGTTGACTCGTAAGAGCACCTTGCGTACGCGTTCTCATCATGACCCTTTAATGGTTGTGGGAGAAGCGGCTTGGTAGCCGCAGATGGAGAGGCGAAAGCC